CTGCCCTGCTTCCTGTTAGCTGTCCAGTGATGCCCACCGACTTTACGCTTGGTGCTTGGTGAGGTGAACAGTTTACGTCGAAGCTGATGCGACTCCAACGAGAATCGTCTGATTTCGGTTGTAGATGTGTTAGCCATGGTGTTTCAATGATTAGTTTTTGTAGGAAGATTGACATGTTATCTGCTCTCTCTTTGGAGGCAGATATAATCATTATTTTTTTCTCAGGATCTTTAAAGAGAGTCCAGAGGACGAAGGCTCCAGTGATCCAAGACTTTCCAACTCCACGGAAAGCTTGAATTTGAAGACGTTTAGGTCCATCCTGAAGATAGTCTGCGATTGCATATTGTGCTCGTGTTGGGGAGGGTAGATCAAGCTGATCCCATAGGGCTTGTAGGAAGAGCTTGAAGTCGTCTTGTAGGGCGGTTAGTACGTCGTTCATCTATTACCTTTAAAGTAACTTGTATTAGGATCAAATTCTTCAGCTATGATTTCTACAGCTCTTTGAGGATTTACTCTTTCTTGATATGATTGATTAATCAATCTATCTTGATTGCGTATTTCCTTACCTAATGTTTGATCTGTTATTATACCTAATGTATTTTTAACAGGTGGTGGCAAAGCTTTTGTTGGTAAAGTTTCTATCAAGCCTCTTATTGATAAGTCTCTTGCTCGATTAATCCATTTATTTTCTTTTCTATCTATTTCATCAAATTGAGCTTTAGGCATATTAGCAAACGGATTTTGAAGCCATTTATGTCTCATTTCTGAAGGATGTCCAATCTCTCCACGTTGATAAGCATCTATTGCCTCTGGATCACCTTCAGATGCACCAGTAATTTCTATTTCAGGTTGTAATTCTCCAAGAGGTCCATAATTTACTTCACCAGGATGAGCAAATCTTTCTCTTTCTCTCTGTTCATAATCTTTTTCAATTTCATCTTCAGGTATTTTTAACCATTCACCTTTCTCATCATTATACTTCCAACCAGTATGACGACTTAACCAATTTCTTTCTATATGATCATCTGGATTTAAACCTCTAGATTCTGCAAATAATTGGTTATATACTTCAGCATTAGTGCTAATAGTAGTAGGATCACTAATTGCTGCTTCATATAAATTATTCAACTGTTCTCTTCTAGAAAATACTGTATTAACTTGATCCCCTCTATGTAAAGCAATGAGATCGTCTGGATTAACGGTTTCTAATGAACCTAATGATGAATAATTACCTTTAGTTTGGTTATCCCAAGCATAGAATAATTCAGCCCAATTCTTAGGTAAACCAGCTTCTTCCAATATTTGAGGATTAATAAAAGGTTTACCTGATTTTTCTGCTGCAGATCTAGCTTGATTATAGACCCAATATTCTAAAAATGTATAACCACTTCCACCTAATGTATGTGATTGTACATGACTATAATTAGGACTATATTTTCCTTTTGATTTTCCTTTCCCTTTATCACCACCTGCTAATTCTAAACTTCTAGTAAATTCTTTGTATGCATCAGCAGCATTTTTTTGACTAGCTCTAATATTAGTACTATACCACTTTTCAAATTCTTTATATTTTTGCCAGTTATATTTTTTTTTAACCCATCTTCTTAATTCTCTAGGTATACCATAAGGATTAGATTTACTAGAAACTATTTTAGTTGGATCAAATCTATCTGGTTTAATTCTCATACTATTAGTCATCGTCTTTGTGCTCCACCTCTGCCTCTGTTAGCCTTGCGGCTTTCTCTTTTATACGAACCGTCTGGTTGTTTTGAGGCATCAGTTGTAGAACCTTTCTTAATCTTTAAGCTTGCTCTAGCAGAGGCATGTGCTTTCTTATACTCATTACTATGTTTATACTTACCACCAGTCCCATTGTCTGAGTTATGCTTTGCCCTGGACTTAGGATTAGATCGGTAGTGTTGGGCTGTCTTACCTAGTTTTGCTGCCATAGAGTCTCCTTTGTACAAGTTCTGGGTCTACTGTTGGCATGATTGCAGCTAACTTACTTAATGGACTACCATCTAAAGCAATACCAGTTATATCGTTAGTTTTTAACCAATCACATGCTGCCTTCAAATCTTGGGTAGTTGCTTCACCACTACGGACCCTAGAAAGGAATTCCGTAGTAACTAAGTTATGCAGTTCATCAAACTGCTCTTCTGTGGCTTTCTTTGCCATCATTTCTTACCTTTCTTTTTAGGTTTGTCTTCTTTCTTTTTAGCTTCTTGTCTTTGTGCAATTGAAGAAGTTGTAGATCCATCTTCGTTGTAAGTTTCAGCCATTATGAGAATAGTTTATCTTTTACAATTTTAAGTGCCTGATCATCAAGTTTATTATCAGTTCGTTTTACATAAGCTTCTAGTACATCAACTATCAACTTCTTAACAGAGTCTGATTTAATAAAGGCGAGGAGGATGGGCTTGATTAATAGGGTCATTATTTTAGGGGGTTAATAGTTTGAAAATTCTGTGAGTTCTAATACACCATCTGTTGATGCATCACGTATAATACCAATATTAGCACCAAGAGGTACATCTAATTCAAGACGCTCTCCAGTTTTAATAAAGTGGCTAGTACCAGCATTAGCTGTTTGTGCACTAGTACCTATAAGGTATCTAATATCAGCAGTTACAGCTAGTATAGAAATACGTTCACATGTAGTAGTTAAAGCTGTATTAGCTGAACTTGATCCTGCTGCTAATTGTCTAGCTGTTCCAGGTTTTCTTAATCCTGGCCCTGCAATTCTAGATACTGTATTTACCGAATAAGTCATAATTTACTTTTTAGGTGTTGTTTTCTTAGGTGTTTCTTTTACTACTGAAGCTTCTTTTTCTATAATACGAGAAGTTTTAGGAGTAGGTTGAAGGTCATTAGGACCATCTAGGTTAGGAGTAGTATCCTTTCTTTGTACTGTTAATGAACTCATTTTACAAGTTTCTTTAGGTTTATGCCAAGGCTTATACCAAGGCTTAGGTGGGGATTTACATTTAAGAACTTTAGCTTCAGCTGCTTTCCAAGAAGATATAGGTATGACATCACTACATAGGTGATAGACCCGTGAACCTGGAATAAGCATGAAACCTTTTTGTTGAAGTTTAGCACAATTGTCTATACGGACAAGTTCATAATTCAACTTCATCTTCTCATGTTGTTGTGCTGCTATAGCTCTACAGCGTTTTAAACCTTCTCTATCTAGAGGGATCATGAAGTTAATCTGTCCTCCCCAGTTCTCAGCCATAGTATAGCTAGAAGGTGTCATACCATCTTCATCAATATCCCAAGGTTTTGTATGATTACCCATGTAGAATGGGGAGAAGGTCATAGTACTACCATTACAACTTATGTTTGGACCATAGTGTTGTCTGGAGGGTGCTCCATTGTTTTGAAATTGTACAGCTTGGTTTGTAACGTTACCAGTAGCAGCAGCAACTGGATTTGAGGTATTGTTAGTTTCTCCTTCTTCAGCATATGCAGGTGTGCATCCTACTGCGAGAAGACTGATAAGGAGACTGTAGTAGAAGTAGTGTCGATTTCTCTGTCGATTGATTGTACTTCCATCACTTGACTTGCTGCCCTTGTTACTATCTCTAGTGAGAAGGGATCTCCAGCTGTATGCAGAGTAAAGATTGAATCTGAATCTGCTACACCTCCAGAGCTTGCTGAAGTATGTGTTATATTTTCTCCTGACCATTTGTTTAACGCTGAACCATAAGTCGTGATGGTTATATCCTCCACGATCTCTTGGACAGTTGTTGTTGTTGAGTTCATCGAACCCTGGGTGAATTGAGGTGTGACTAACTCTGCTCTTGCTACCGAGGGGGAGAACAGTGCTAAGAGTAAAAGCCATTTCTTCATTCTTCCTTTTTCTTTAACATAGGACAATTAACAGGTGCTGCTTTACCTTTAGAGTTAGCTGTGTTCAAGCCA